CCTGAAAACGTCATCTTGGCTAGTCGCGCTCACATCGGTGCTATGGAGCATCTTGACAATCTTCTTACAAAAGTTGCAGACGGTACAGCTAGTGACGTTGACAAGGCTGAAGCCGTGCAAACAATGGCTTTTGCTCACCTGATCCAGCAAGAAGTCAAAGGCTACACAACCAACATTGCTCAATCGCTGGCTGCTATGCGTATGCCACGCGAATCATCTACTGACATTGCTGCCTTGATGGAGACATTTGGTAGCCAGACTGACATCACCAAGTTTGCTCAAGCCTATCTCAGTGTGAAGACACCTGAAGGTAAGGCTCAGATGATTAAGGAAATGGCAGAAGGCAACACTTGGGAGAAGATGTTTACTGTCTATGTGAACAACATTCTTGGTCTTGGCTCTGTCGTTAAGAACACTTTGTCAAACACAGTGTTCATGCCTTGGCGCATGGGTGAGCGTACATTGGCATCTGCCATTGGCTCTGCCCGTACTGCTGTCGGATTGGGTGCTGAAGAAGCCTACCTGTTTGGCGAAGTGCCAGCAATGATGTCGTCTATTCCTACTGGCCTCAATAGTGGCTGGCAGATGATGGCTCATGCTTGGAACACTGGTGTGCCAAAAGGCTGGGCTGATCCAACAAAGATTGCTCGTCAACAGTCACGCATGGAATTGTTCAACACCAAGGCTGATGGCTCATTGCTGTCTACAGCCATCAAGGGTATGAACTTTGTGACGACACTGCCTGGTCGCAGTTTGATGGCTACTGACGAGTTCTTCAGGGCTACCAACTACACAGCAGAGATGACTGCTGAAGCCTATCGCATTGGCACACGCACATACGATGACGTATTGAAGGCTGGTGGTTCTGCTGATGATGCTGACAAGGCGCGTAAGGCTGCTGTTGACAACTTCATGCTTGAGCCACCAGACTATGTTGCCAAGATTGCTGACAAAGGTATCTTTGCTCAGAAGATGGAAGGCATGGCTGCTGATCTGCAAAACATCAAGCCAGATAGTGCCGCTGGTTTTGCTGCTCGTACCCAGATTCCATTCGTTGCTGTCCCTGTGAACGTGATGGCTGAGACTGTTGCGCGTACTCCACTTGGTGTATTCAGCAAAGGCTTGTGGACTGACCTTGCAAAAGGCGGTACAAAAGAGAGCGACATGGCCCTAGCCAAGATTGGCATGGGTTCGGCTGCTTTGGCTACATTCAGCACAATGGCTGTCAATGGCTCAATCACAGGCTCTGGTCCTGGCGACAAGGCTATGCGTCAAGGCATGGAGCGTCAAGGCTGGCAGGCTTACAGCATGGCTTTTGATATGGCTGACATTGACGAGCCTATTCGTCAGGCTTTGTCTAAGTTTCCAGCCGCTGTCACATACGGCTCTGGTGACTACAAAGGCAAAGTGTTCATCTCGTATCAGGGCATGGAGCCTGTTGGTGCTTTGATGGGTATGTCTGCTGACTACGCTGATTACGTTCGCTATGAGCAGGATGACAGCCGTATCAACGCATTTGCTGGTGGTATGGCATTCGGTTTTGCAAACTACATGATGGAGCATCCGTTCCTGACTGGTGTTTCAAACATTGCTACTTTGATGGGTGGACACATTCCAAACAACAAAGAAAACTTCATCAACCTGATTAACGGTCTTGCAAAGACTGCAACGTACACAGTTGGCAAAGCGGTGACTCCAATCATTGAAAGCCGTACATCTGTCAGCATCAAAGAAAAAATCGACCCAACTCGTCGTGATTACGCTGCTGATCCTAACTTGCCTGCTGGCTTGAAAGGCATGATGGAAGCTGTCAACAAGCTGAAGTCTGAGACACCAGGCTGGTCTGATTCATTGCCACCTAAGTTGAACTACTGGGGTGAGCCAGTTGAGTACGAGAACACATGGTCGCCATTGCGTATCTCTGAAGGGAAGAAGCGTCCTGTTGACCAAGCCTTGATTCAGATGGGTGCTGTGCCTTCAATGCCATCTCGCTCTGTCAGCATGAAAGACCCTAACACTGGTATCAGTGCTGACACAAAGCTGACTTCTGAGGAATACAACCGTATGCTTCAGATTGCCAATGACAAGAATGGCTTGAACCTTGAAGGTCAACTACAAGCGATGGTTGACTACATCAAGCCAATCTACAGCAAAGATAACATCTATCACTATCAGAAAGCGATTAAATCTGTTGATGATGCTGTTTTCAATGGTGGCAATGGTCAGCCTGGTGCTAAAGATTTGTTGTTGCAAGACCCTAAGTTTGGTCCTGCAATTCGTAAGCGGATTGAGGAAAAGGCCGCTAAACTTAAAGAATACGGAATGGGAGCTAAGTAATGTCGTATCCAATCTCTGATGTAACCCGCCGAGTCGTGTACTCTGGCTCTGCTGGTACTGGTCCATATAGCTTCACATTTGAAGTGTTGGCTAACACAGACATTGCCGTGTATAAGAACACGACTTTGCTGACGCTGACTACTGATTACACAGTAACAATCAACGTGGATGGCACAGGCTCAATCACATTGGTGTCTGCTGCTACTGGTACTGACAAAATTACATTGGTTGGTGATCGTTCTATTGAACGTGCTACAGACTTTGTGACTGGTGGTGACTTGTTTGCCAACACGCTCAACGATGAGTTTGATAGCCTTGTAATTTTTTCCCAACAAATTGACGAAAAGGTTGCTCGTGCAATCATTGCTCCAGTAACAGACCCAACAGACATTGACATGATCTTGCCAGCCAAGGCTGATCGTGCAAGCAAGTATCTAGCCTTTGACGCTGATGGCAATCCTGTTGCAACTGCTGGTACATCTGAGTCACCAGACTTGGGTACTATGTCTCAGCAAGATGCAAATGCTGTCAACATTTCTGGTGGCAGTATTGCTGGCATTACAGACTTGGCTATTGCTGATGGTGGCACTGGTGCATCAACTGCATCACAGGCTCGTACAAACCTTGGTCTTGCCATTGGATCTGATGTGCAAGCCTACGATGCTGACACAGCTAAGACTGATGTTGCTCAGTCTTTCACTGCTGCACAACGTGGCACTGTATCTACTCTGACAGATGGCTCCAGCATCACACCTAACTTCGCTACTGCTAACAACTTCAGCGTGACATTGGGTGGTAGTCGTACATTGGAGAACCCAACTAACCTTACTGCTGGTCAGTCTGGCGTGATCGTTATCACTCAAGACGGTACAGGTTCACGCACATTGGCGTATGGATCATATTGGAAGTTTGCCAACGGTACTGCACCAAGCCTTACAACAACTGCATCGGCTGTCGATGTGCTTGCCTATTATGTGGAAAGTTCAACCCGCATCACTGCCAAACTTGTAACGGATGTGAAATGAGCGTAATCAATTCAACACCACTGCTGATGGGTGAGGATGGCTACCAGATCAGCCGTTCTGTGCGTCTGCGTTCAAGTGCTTCAGCGTATTTCAATCGGACACCAGCAAGCGCAACCAACCAAACAACTTGGACTTGGAGTGGTTGGGTCAAGCGCGGCATCCTGAATAGTGGAATGTTATTTGGCGCGTACAAACCGCCAACAGGCGGCTTCACGCTTCTTCTGTTTGCAGGCGACACTCTTCAAAGCTACCAGTACAACGACGGGACTGGACAGGTTTGGAATAAGACCACAACGCAAGTACTGCGAGACCCATCTGCGTGGTATCACGTTGTTCTTACCTATGACAGCACCAACGCCACCGCATCGGATAGGGTTCGTCTCTATTTGAACGGCAGTCGCATCACTGCGTTTTCAACATCAACCGACCCGTCTTCAAGTCTTGCATCGTGGGTAAACACAACCAATAGACACACTATTGGAAACAACACCACAAATTTGACTGACACGTTCTTTGACGGCTACCTAACCGAAGTCAACTTCATCGACGGTCAAGCCCTGACACCTAGCAGCTTCGGTGAAACCGATGCAGTCACTGGTGTGTGGAAGCCCAAGAAGTACGCTGGCACATACGGCACAAACGGCTTTTATCTGAACTTCTCAGACAACAGCAACAACACCGCAGCCACCATTGGCAAGGACTACTCTGGCAACGGCAACAACTGGACACCTAACAACATCAGCGTGACTGCTGGTGCTACCTACGACTCAATGCTGGACGTGCCAACGCCTTACGCTGATGGTGGGAATGGGCGTGGGAATTATGCGGTTTTGAATCCGATCTGGAAATCGTCTGGCGCATCAACCAGTAACGCAAACCTGACGTTTTCTCAAACTGCCGCACTTGATGTAAACGAAACAACAATCGGCGTTTCGTCAGGGAAATGGTATTGGGAGACAACCGTTAGTTCTGTCGGAGCTACTCCTACTCCAATGATAGGTGTTATCAATGGTGGCGGATTAGATACGTACACATCTGCCAATGCTTATTACTATTACGGTAATAGTGGTCAGAAGTTCATTGGCGGTACTGCATCTTCGTATGGCGCTACATACACGACTAATGATGTAATTGGTATAGCTCTTGACATGGATGCTGGAACACTTACCTTTTATAAAAACAATGTAAGCCAAGGAGCTGCTACAACTGGTTTAGTAGGAGCATTTTTTCCTGCATTTAGTAACGGTGGCGGGGGAACTCCGTCATGGAGTGGATCAATCAACTTCGGCCAACGCCCCTTCGCCTACACACCACCCACAGGCTTCAAGGCGCTGAACACGCAGAACTTGCCTGATGCGACTATCAAGAAGGGCAACCAGTATTTTGATGTTGCACTTATAACTGGAAACGGCGGTGTTCAAAGTGTTTCTGGAATTGGGTTTCAGCCTGATTTTGTTTGGTGGAAAAACAGAACATCTGGCGGTGGTAATCATATTCTTGTCAACTCCGTTACTGGAATTGGCAATTACCTGAAATCAAACTCTACCTCGGCAGAAGCTGCTGGCAGTGGTGTTACATCGTTCAACTCAGATGGTTTGAGTGTTAATGGTTCATTTGATAACACATATCCGTTTGTAAATTGGCTCTGGAAAGAATCAATCACCTCTGGCTTTGACATTGTGACCTATACGGGTAACGGCTCAACGCAAAACGTGGCACACTCTCTTGGTGTTGCGCCAAAGATGATTTTTGTGAAAGCAAGAAGTGGCACATCAAACTGGACTGCCTATCACACATCTCTTGGCAATACGAGCGCAGTCTATCTAAACCTAACCAATGCTGTTTTTGCAAGCAGTGTTTACTGGAACAACACTTCGCCAACCAGCACACAGTTTACGCTTGGCAGTGGGTCAGACAGCAATAGCAATGGTGTAACCTACGTTGCTTACCTATTCGCAGAAGTCGCTGGCTACTCCAAGTTCGGAAGCGTGACAATGAACGGCTCGGCAGACGGAGCGTTTGTTTTCACAGGGTTCTTGCCAAAGCTAGTTATGTTGAAGCGTACAGACAGCACAAGCAATTGGATTATGTGGGACACTGTGCGAAACACTTACAACGTTGTTGGCGCTGAGTTGTATCCAAACCTTTCAAACGCTGAATCAACAGTGACAGATTTGGATATTCTTTCAAACGGATTCAAGATGCGTAATTCAGGATTCTCAGGCACTTGGATTTATGCTGCTTGGGCAGATGCACCATTTAAGAATAGTCTGGCGCGTTGATATGGGAAAGCTAATCAACATTACAGGACAAACATTTAATCGGCTGACTGTTGTTAGTCGCGCCGATAACGTTGGCACTCGTGCTGCATGGAATTGTGTTTGTGCGTGTGGAAAAAACGTATGCGTTGATGGAAAGAAATTGCGCACAGGGCATACGAAGTCATGTGGCTGTTATCGCATTGAGGTGTCATGTCCATTACAAGGCAAGGCAAATATAAAGCATGGCCAGTCAAGAACAAAAGGGTATGCAAGATTTCACAGCCGTATGCGCGAGATTGCAGAAATCCGTCAACGACCATCATGGGCGGATATGGACAAGATCAGAGAGATATACGTAAATCGACCTGACGGACACCACGTTGACCACATAATCCCTCTGCGCGGAAAGTATGTTTCTGGCTTGCACGTTGAAAACAATCTTCAATACTTGCCAGCCAAAGAAAATATGATTAAACACAACTCTTACGAGGTTCAGTAATGTTCAAAATAAACGGAAAACCACTAGCCATTGACACTCCATTTGAGTGCAATGAAATTTCTTATCCTGCCAACTGGCTGCGCCTTGCCTCACCAGAGGAACGAGCTGCAATTGGTATCACAGAAGAAGATGATGCGCCTGTTTATGACCAACGTTTCTACTGGGGCGTGAACTCACCAAAGCAGCTTGAAGACCGCTTAGAAGTTAAAGCAGACGGCACACCTTTTATGGTGCAACGCTATGACGCTGAGACTGAAAGCATGGTTGATACTGACGAGCAAGTGATCTACAAAGGCTTGAAGTCACAGTGGATTGCTCAAATCAAAGACACTGCTGGCAAGTTGCTGTCTCAGACTGATTGGATGGTTGTCCGTAAGGTTGAGCGTGATGTTGCAATTCCTGATGCTGTTGTAGCTAAACGTGCTGCAATCATCACAAAGGCTAATCGCTTAGAGACTGCCATTGCTGGTTGCTCTACTGTTGAGGAATTAGTTGTTGTTGTTTCTGCACAAGGATGGCCTGAAGCATGACAACTATTGACGCAACAGATGCTCGTCTGAACACACATGAAGAAGTGTGTGCCATGCGCTATGAGCAGATCAATGCCAGGCTCAAACGTCTTGAAGCAATCATCATCAAGGCATTTGGTATCTTGACTGTCAGTATGGCTGGTGTTATCTGGTCAACCATCACTCACATGAAATGATGTGGACCCAATTTCCCTTCTCATGGCAGCGCAAGCAGCAGTTGCGGCAGTCCGCAAAGGTTGTGAGATGCTGTCTGAAGGGAAGGCTGAGATTAGCAAGCTCAAGTCTACTGTTGAAAAAGGAATCGGTGACGCTAAAGCAATCTACAAGGAAGTCACTGGCCTATGGTCGTGGATTCTTGGTCTATTTGGCAAGCAACCAGCCAAGCCATCCAATTCCACAGTCGCAACACCAGCGCCAGCAACAGTGGCGAAAGCAGTTACAGCGCAGAAGGAGAAAAGTAAACGCGAGTCAAAGCATGAGCTTTCTTATGAGGAGTATCAGACACAGGCTATCCACCAAGTATGTGAACAACTGAAAACATTTTTTGAGATCAGAAGAAACTTAAAAGCACACTGTCTTGAGTTGGAAGAAATCTCCAAAACGACAACAACAATTGAAGACAGTGCGATTGACAGGGTTGAGATCGAGCTTCAGCTTGAGAACATGACTGTTCAAATCAGGGAAGCAATGGTCTATGCGCCGAAAGAACTTCGTGCCATATACAGCAGGTTTCTTGAGATGTACGACCTAATCTTGGAAGAACAAGAGTTTGCTAGGCAGCTCAAACGAAAGAATGAAAGAGATGCAAAGTGGCAACGCGAACTCCTACGCAATCACAGAATAGATCGGGCGGTGGCTTCGGCTCTAGTTTTACTTCTAATTCTGTGGATGTGGGGGTTAATGCTGTTGCTAGGATGGCTAGAGAAGACACGCGCTGGTTTGTTGTTGGCGTAGTTACTCTGTCCATTGTGTTGTTCTTGGCATTGCCAGTATCAATGCTGGTTCTTGTTGACTACATGAAATTGAGGTCTGAGATTCAGCATGAAATCAGGCAAGTGAAGAAATTGAAAGATGAACTAAGGAAGGAAAAGTATGTTGCCAATCGTAGCGGGAATCGTGTCGAACCTAATCAACAACGGGATGCACAAAGTAGCGGACCAAGTGATTGAAAAAGGTGTGGATGCTGTCCAACAAAAGCTCGGCATTGAGTTGAAGCCAGAGGGTGAAGCAACGCCTGAGTACAACGCAAAGCTGCAAGAAGAAGCCAACCGTCACGCCGAGTTCATGGCTGAGTTGGATGAGAAGTCTACTCAACGTGCGACTGATATGTATATGCAAGATGACAGCACAAAGAAGTTCACTCAGATGTACGCATGGTTCATTACCATTGTGTCGTTTGCCTACTTCTTCATCGTGTCGTTTGCTCCTATTGAGAACCGCAACAGAGACTTCATCAACATCATCTTGGGTTTCCTGATTGGTACTGCTGTGAACTCTTTGATTCGTTTCTTCTACGGCTCCAGCAATAAGAGCCAAGAAGACGTGGACAAGAAGCAAAAAGAAATGGCAGGTGACAAATGACACCACAGATTGAGCATCTAGTTGCTGCTGGTATCAAGCGTGAAGTTGCTGACAAATGGCTGGCTCATGTGCAAAGCGCATTGGCTAGGTTTGAAATCAACACTCCAAAGCAAGTTGCTGCTTGGCTGGCGCAGACCGCGCATGAGTCTGGTGGATATACGATGCTTGTTGAAAACCTTAACTACCGCGCTTCGACTCTTGCTGCTTGTTGGCCTAATCGTTTTGCTGTGCTTGGCGCAGATAAGAAGCCAGTCAAAGATGCACAAGGCAAACTGACTCCAACTGCTGTTGCCAATAACATTGCTGGAAAACCTGAGTTGATTGCCAACTTGGTTTACTCGGGTCGTATGGGCAACGGACCTGCTGAATCTGGTGATGGGTGGGCGTTTCGCGGCAGAGGTCTGAAGCAATTGACAGGCCGTGACAATGTGACTCGCTTCTCAAAAGCGTGTGGTGTTGACTGTGTTAGCAACCCTGACAAACTACTTGAGCCTGAGTTTGCAGCTTTGTCTGCTGCTTGGTTCTGGTCTGTCAACAAGTGTGGTCCACTTGCTGATGCAGATGACTTTGTTGGTCTAACAAAGAAGATCAACGGTGGAACTATTGGACTGCCAGACCGTGAGAAACGGTACAAGGCAGTCCTAGCTATCATTTAATCTTCACCAAGCAACCAAGTATGGAAGTCAACAGGGACTCGTCCCTGTGCTTGGCATTGGTTGCAATACAACTGGTATTCCTCATCCAGCTTGGCCCAATCACTGCTCTCCATCTTGCTCTCCTTCATTGAGTGATGCGCCCAAACGCTTCAGACGCAGGTTGTAATCAGCCACTAGAGCTGCCTTATGTTGCACATCAATCTTGTCGATCTGTGCATCGTTTGCTTCACGCAACTCACGCAACTTAGTCATCTTGGTACGCGCTGCCATTGCTGACTTCTCTACCTTGTCGCGCAACTCAATCGTGCCTTTCATGTAGGTGTCAGATGTCTCGTACAAGCGTGGCTCTTTGCCTGGTATGGTCAATGTATAAACAGGCTTGTTGCTTGCAATGTTTTGCATAACCTTTGGTGATTCAACCTGAACAACAGCACCTGGCTTCACGTTGTCCAATGGATTTGGTGCAACGAACTTGCCGCGACTACCAGCATTGCCATCGTCATCTTCTGGTGCAATGCCACAAGCTGCCATCAATGAGTAGCGACGAGCGTAAGTCAGAGCAGAGGCATAGCCTTGTGGGTCTTGCTTGACAGCAGGGAAGTGGACAATGCCACACTCCAGCATCTCGCCAGACTCATGCACAAACACTGTCTCGCACATGATGCCGTTTGAACAGTCGTAATTTTTTTGCAGCAAAAAGATGCCATTGTCATTTAGTGCGTCAATGACAGCTTCAATACAGGCTGACAGATCAGCGTATTTGCTACGGAAGTGTGGGTTGGTGGATGTCTTCAGTGCTGGACCGAACTGACGTTGTGCCTTGACCAAGGCTGATGCGATGTTTTTCATTTTGTTTCCTTAATAGTGAGGGTGGATTGACGGATTGAGTAGGCTTCCTTGGCTGGTGTAACCTTCTCTGGTTGTGCTTTGAAGTGACGCATAGGCCATTTGATTTGCCACTTGCCACACTTGGCGCTGCTGAACTCTTGCATCATGGTCTTGAGCTTGACTTCTTTCTCAGCCACCTGCTCCTCCATCTTCTTGATCTCAGTCTTCAATCCAACAATGGCGCTGGCAATACCTTCGGCATCGTCACCCAAGTCGATGTCTTCATCTTTGGCGTTAGGCCACACGCGATCAGCATCCTTGCTGTCTTGTGGTGGATACCAAGCAGGCTCACCTGTTTGACGGAAGTTCTCAAGGCGTGATTCAAAGTCAATGGCAGCATTCCAGATGGAGTCCATTGTCTTTTCGTGTGGTGCAAACAAGTAAATACGCAACTCGACACCTGAGTACAGACAGCCAATCGCTGCCCAACGCAGGCCAGTACACATCATCACACCTTGCACTTGGATAGGACCACGATACAGAGGGAGCGTGTCTTCTGGACCCATTTTGGTCAGCTTGGATTCAAGGATGCCATTGCCTGTCAGGATGATTTCATCTGCGCCGACGACATAGATGCCTTTGCTTGGGTCGTTCTTGACCACAAGGCCGTCAATAGGACACAAGCCAATAGCGTCAGCACTGGCAGCAAGTGGCAACTCAGGGTGCTTGAAAGCAACGTCAGGCATCTGGTAGTCAGCCAGACCAAGGCGCTTGACCATCTCTTTGATGATTGATTCCTCCAGTGCATTGCCCCAGTCAGCGGCTTCGCCTGCTGGTGTGCGTGGGTCTTCGCCTTGAATTGCCTTCATGCAGAACGACAGGGTGTCATTGGCGCTTGCCCACTTGGAATGACCCATGATGGCAGGCAGTTGGGAGCAGGACAGCATCGTGTCCGAAGTGAGTTTAGGCATTTGAAAATTCCTTGATTTTGAGAACACGTTGCTGACGACCTGATTTACCTGGGCGGGTGAGTCCTGTGTCAATGATGTAACCCTTGTTCAGCAAGCCACGAAACCTCGCAGTCACGCTTGAGTATGGGTATTGGTGTAGGTTGGCAAGCACTTCGTCTTGGATGCACCCGTCAGGAAAATCTGCAATCACTTCATAGACAAGTTGCTCCATGCTGGCGCTGTCTACAGAAGCCGCTGCTTCAATGCTGGTTACGGGGGCGCTTCGTCGGACTAGCGTTTGCCAAAAAGTACCGAACTTCATAGTCATCTCTCCATAGTTGGTAGGTTGATGTTGCTGTGATGATTTCACAGTGATATCATTCTAGCATATAATTTCAGCATGAAGCAAAAAACTGTACCCCTCTTGGTTCGTATCCGTCCATCTTCCAAGCAACTGCTTGAGAAGGCGGCAGAGCAACAGCGCCGTTCACAGGCCAGCTTGGTGGATACGTTAATAGTTGACAACCTTAGTCGAGAATTCTCTGATACAGATGATCGGCTGAACAAGTTTTTGAATGGAGCAAAAGATGTCATTTCCCACAAGTCGTAAGTACCCACGCACTCTGAAAGAAGCATTCCCACAGGATGACTATGAGTGGTTTGAACATCATCAAAAGGCTACTTGCTGGTGGTGTATTCCAGCTTGGTTGTTTGCCATTGCTGTGGCTTGCTACTTGTTTGCAAAGTGAATTACTTTGAAGCAAAGAGACTGCTTGATGGGGTCAGAGATGGGCGTAATGTGCCACTTACTTTGATTAACCAAGCATTGTTTTTAACAGGAGATTTGGATGACATTTGCGGTGACGTTTACGGTGGATGGCAATCCAGTAGCAAAAGGCAGACCGAGGTTTGCAAAGCGTGGGAAGTTTGTCCAGACATACACACCACAGAAAACTAAAGACTATGAGGAGTTAGTTAAGGAGTCAGCATTACGAGCAATGGGTTCTAACGAGCTTTTGGAAACTCCAATCAAGGTGTTCATCCACATTCGTATGCCGATACCTACCAGCTTCAGCAAGAAGAAGCACCAAGACTGCTTAGATCAGCTCATAAGGCCGACAAAAAAGCCTGACTGGGACAACATTGCAAAGGCTGTGACAGACGCTTTAAACGGCATTGTTTACGTTGATGACTGTCAGATTGTTGATGCTCATGTGACCAAGAGATACAGCGAATATGCTGGTGTTGATGTGATAGTGATGGAGGAGTTGCCATGAACGACAGAATCTATGAGCTAGAACTGAAGATGGATTTGATGGAGAGAAACCTAGAAGTTCTCGAAGGAAACCTAGTCAAACTTGCAGAGGTGATGTCTAACCAGTCTCACTTCATGCACATGATGGCAAGGCAAATAAGAATACTGTCCAACGAAATGGACATTGAGATTAACCCACCCAGGTACAACTAATGACAAGAAAAACTACAAAACACACGATTGAATCGCTCAAAGCGAGAACAATTGAAGAAGGCGATTGCTGGAATTGGACTGGCTACATTGGCAACAAGGTTCCAGCCGTGTCTCACGATGGCAAGATGACATCTGTTCGTCGCTTATTCCGCGATCTGATGGGCAATCCAGTAAAAGCAGGCTGGTTCGTGCTACCCAAGTGTGGCAATTCTGTGTGCGTCAACCCTGACCACAGCAAGTTGTTGTCACCCAAGCAGTTCACACAGCACATGGGCAAACGTGCAGGTGGAAGCATCACACGCAAGGTAAAGATTCAGGCGTTCAAGCAGCGCACAGTAGGCAAACTGACATGGGAGCAGGCTGACGAGATTCGCTTGTCTGACGAGCCAAGCCGCCAAGTCGCTGCTAGATATGGTGTGGACAAGAGCTTAGTGTGTCGTATCCGTGCTGGCAAGTCTTGGATTCGCTACACATCACCATTTGCAGGGCTGATGCGATGAAAAAGAAAAGCAAATACAAACCAAAAGGTGTTCGCTTGGACACGATGGCATGGGTGTTGTCAGGAATGAAGCCTGTGTCTCAAGTGCAACACGCAGGGCTGGCGCTGAAGATTAAGAACCATGATGCGCTGGCAAACATCACGCAAGGTAGAGGTAAGCGTGACGACATAGACTTGGTTATCGCAGCCATGAATGTGGCAGAGGCGCTTGGCATGATGGGTCTTGGTGCTGACTGGAGAGCAGAGATTAACGCTGCACAAGAAGCCATCTACCAGATGGGCAAACGTGGTCTACGCAATGGCGACAAGTTCTTGTTTACAGGACCTGAGATGCAGGCTGTGAACTTGGGCATGGATGTGCATGATGCACAGCTAGACGAATGCACAGTCAAGCAGCTTGAGCAGGCATTGTCCATTGTCGAGCGTGAGATCAGATTGAAACGAGCCAAGATGATTAAGGAAGAAGAATGCTTACCACAGTGATGCTTTGTTGTTTGATTGACTATTTGTTTTTGGAGGAACTATGAGCTGGCCTTTCCCACAACATCCACCAGTGCCTTGGACTGCCAAGCAGATCAAGGAATACGCACAACAGCAACGTCAACAACTGCCAGAGGCTCCGCTATGAGAACTCCAACAGAACACATTAAGACATTACAAAGACGTATTGATTTTTTGAAGTCGCGTCAACACCAAAACAGCTTTGACCTTGCAGAGCTTGGCTCTTTGGAGTGGGCGCTTGTCAATCTGTCTGCAAATCGTAAGCCGCTTGAATTGACCAACATTAAGCGCATTGCTACCTATTGCGGTGAACACATCACAGATGAAGATGTAATAGAAATTACACGCCGCATTGAGCAAGAGCATGGAATCAAGGAACAATTATGAGTAAAGAAGCAATGACACTGGCGCTTGATGCGTTGTATTACTTGCCAGCGTTATCACCCGCGCAAAATGAACTGCAAGACGATGCTATTGAAGCCCTAGAAGAAGCACTAGCCAAGCAAGAGCAGGGTGAGCCTGTTGGAGAAATTGAGTGCATTGACATTGACGAAGATGGGCAACCGTCTGCATGGCTAAAACTTTATGACAACGTGAAGCTTGGTGACTTGCTCTACACCACACCACAACAACGCAAGCCGCTGACGGATGAGCAGTTAGCTGACGCTGTTGATGCTTGGTTCAAACCTGACTCTAACGGGAATTACCCTAACTGGCGAGAACGGATGCGTGCTGCAATCGAAGCCGCCCACGGCATTAAGGGGGGAAGCATGATGACACCGACAGAATGGAAAGAAGCGCAGCTTGAAGTTCCAAAAATAGGCTGCGTAAACCATGATTGTGGGCATTGTCAGCCAAAGCGTGAGCCGCTGACGATTGAACAACTGCGTGAGCATTGGCAGGTCGCCAAGGTGTTGGACATGACGGATGCAGAAATTGATTTTGCTGACTATGTGCTTATCGTTGGTGATGTCGAGGCGCTCTACGGCATTAAGGGGGAAGCATGAGTATTGAAGCAGTAGAAGCAGTTGTTGAGCTGATTGAGATGGGTGCTGTGGTTGGGAATCCAGCAATCGTGAGATGTCTTCGCAGCGCACTTAATGAACCACAACAACCTTCCACTACCGTTCGCACATGGGTTGGGCTGACGGATGAAGATTCAATAAACTTGACGAAAGACAGCGAAGGAAAAAGTCGGCATTGGCTTGCATGGCACGTTGAGCAAAAACTCAAGGAGAAGAACACATGAAAGACTACATTGACCACATTGCCTATCCAATCATGCTGGCTGTGACGTACTGCTTGATGGGTTTTGTGAACTGGAACAGCAATCCAGGTGAATGGCCTATGGAACACCGCATTCTGTGGGTTGTATGGGGCTTGGCTTGGGGCTTTGCATTGCGTATCCGTATAAGGCATGGTGATGGCTCTCGTTGGATTTAACCGATACAAGCGCAAGCCAGTAACCCAGAAGCAAAGAGAGAACATGGCACATGGACAGAGGATGTTAGAGATGGCTCATGCCCGTGAGCTGCTTGCCACTTGGCATTGGAAGGGCGAGAAGTCTGACAGAAACAAGTGGCTCAGAGATGCGCTTGCCAGAGCAGAGAAAACTTATGGCCCAGGGGGTCCTGACAGAATCAGGAAATATATGCGTGTGATTGAGGATGAAAATTCCAGCGTACCAGTGTGGAATCCATAAAAATATAGCCGCCCCATACTAGTAGACGGGTGGAATCTTGGTCAAGCCGTGATTTAGTTGGAAAGCATTAACGGTTTCACTTTCCAGCAATTCGCCGCCGCGCTGGATGCTGCGAAGGCATAGCGGGGGCAATGCGAAGGCATAGCAAAGCGCCTATAACCTGCGAAGCGTTGCATTTTCGCTACATATACAAATTATTTTCAAAACCTAGGGTTTATCCCTATTACATACTGCAAATAAGTGCGTTATAGTTTGTGCATCCAGTAGCAATTAGGCCGCTGGATGATTCAAAAAACCTTCCTACTTATGGAGCATTTGAAAATGACTAACTTTTTTCCCGCTTTCTTTTGTGTGTTTTGCCTAATGTCAATCGGTGTTATTGGCTTGGGTATTGGCTTGGGCTTGGTCAATGCCATTCTTGGCTTGCTTGCTATTGTTTCGTGCGTCGTTGCTATGTATAGCGTCGCTGGATCAATCGAAGACTAAGGGGGCTAACCATGCGTAAATCAACACAATGCCCCGCTATCCGTAAATTCATGGCTGCGCGTAAGCGTGAGCTAACAACAGTCAAACGCGCCTACCCCAAGGGCGGCGAAACAATGACAACGGCTCAATACGTCGCGGCTTTTATGAAGGCTAACAACCACAACGGGTTGCAACTTTTGCCGCTTGATTTTGTCAACATGAACTAAGGGGAATACCATGAAACAAACGGTTAATCAATACGAATTTCGCCGCGCTTTTCAAGAATGCCGCCCCGATAACTTTTCTTATGAAGGCTTGGGGGCTTTGTTTGAATACTTAGAGCAATGGGAGCAAGACACGGGCGAAGAATTAGAGCTGGATGTAATTGCAATTTGTTGTGACTTTAGCGAAGACACTTGGGAAAACATAGCGCACCAGTACGGAGTAAGCATTGACGAATGCGACGACGACGAAGAAAAGCAGCAAGCCGTAGCCGATTATCTAAGCGACGAAGGCGCGTTTGTCGCCCAAGTTGCCGATTGTTTTGTTTACCTTAACTTTTAAGGGGTTAAACAATGACTGTATCAACTGAAAAAACAATGCAAGGCGCTTGGCGGGTTTCAGCTATCGTGGGCGGTTATCTGGTTCAAGAGCAATATTTTGGCTACACAAAGCGCGAAGCCGTGGCTATGTTCAAAGATCAACACAAAGGGGCTATCAATGGATAAATTTAAGACTAAGGCGGGGCGTTTGACCCCTTACGCATTAGCTTGCGGCTACATTGAGACAAAGCAAGCGGGAGGCGTTACGGTGTCGCTCTTTGTTGACGGTTGCACCCATGTGCAAGCACGTAGCGACGATAAAGGGCGCTTTCTGTGGGAGTGCTTCGATACTTTGAAGCAAGCACGCCGATTCTTTGACGCGCAAGTTAAGCAACTGAAGGGGGCGCAATGATTGACCGCGAATCACTTTCTAGGCTCTATCTATCGTGGGTCAATGATTATTTTACGATTGAAAAGTTTGCGGAGCATCACGGGCTAACGTATGAGGAAGCCTCATTGTTGATTGATGTGGCTCAATCATGCTTTGAAAACCCACATCCAGAAAGCTAACCCAATGACGCTTCACGAATACAAAACATTGATCCAGTTAACCCGCATAAACCCGCAAAGCATAGCGGCGAAGGGCGCGGCTTTGGTGTTAGTCAACGGGCTAACGCAAACGAAGGCGGCGCAAATGCTTGATTGTCAACAAACGACAATCAGCGCGGCGGTACGAAGGCTGCGCGAGGTGCAAAGGTTAGCGCGGCATGTAACCTAGTTTTTAGCCCCTTCGGGGGCTTTTTTATTGCTTGTGCATAATGTAGCTATGCAGCAAACCCCGATTAAGTTACCAAAGAAACCAAAGCTGATACGCAAAGAGAAGGCGCCAGATCAGCGCCAGTTTACAGTCGTTCCAATACGCGCCGCCGCTGATAGAAACCTAACTCAAATGGAGTTGCGCTGCCTTATGGTGTTATGCAGCTATGCAAACCGAGGCGGCATCACATGGGTAGGATTAGAGACAGTAGGCAAACACCTGGGTGTGAAGGTGAACCGCGCCAGTGTGCTAACCCGTAAGCTAATAGCCAAAGGTTACGTGCGCGTGCTATACAAAGGATTCATGGGCGAGAGAGCGCAAACCCGCCAGATCATCTTCAACGACCTAAGCATTGAAGATATAGTCGCAGTCAGCGGGGAAAAGCCGCCGTACATGATAGACAGAGAACAAAAAGAGTTTATAAATCAATCACTTAATCAACTGAAAGAGAGCAAACCAATGGCACGCAAACGCAAAGAAGACAAAGGCAGTTTATCTTTTATAGTGGCTAATAATCTAAAATCAGATAGCATTAGTGTTGATAAAGTAAATAATTCAATCAATGAAGCGCAAGTATTGCAGCTACAAAAGGCGGTAGGCCCCGATTTGCTAGCCGTGGCGCTGGATCAATGCGGCGAAGGCGCTACGCTTCAGCAAGTGCAAGATAAACTAAAAGCATTACTAAGCTAGGCTTACTTTACATAATGGTCATTGTATCAATCAGGCGGTAGGGGTGCATTGTGTACTTTTGTGCAGGGCGGGTGCAGGGTGCAGGTTTCACTTTTGCAGCGAAGACACCCTTTCCCCCTCCCTACCCCCCACCTAGCGTTGGGATACCTGACACAATTTTTTTTCAATAATCAGCCGTACAGCAATTTTTTTTCAGTAATCAGCCTGCTGGAACTGCCGAGGAATGCTCGGTTGTTGGCTGTTAGCTGAATGCTGTTAGACCTACTTGATGGACGAACTATGGCACTCACTAAAAAAAGTGAGAGTATCCACAAGTGGATGCAGCACCTTGTTTATCTAACCTAACTAGCAATTGTCACTTGCTGGCTCCACCTGTATGGCCCCGTTCGCTGTCTGGCTACTAGAAGTCCCAATGGATTCGGTACGTTTATCCCAGTTGGTTAGCTGCCTACCGTCTGGAGGGCTGAGTGATGGCCCCATGTGTGTACTATGCCACAGATACTCCTGACAAACAAGTAAATGTTGTGTAATTTGCTATGGTATGTGATATCATTATTTCGTTGGTGGTGTTCTATCAACCCACATAGAGCTTACAGGCCCACTGACTGACACCTTGGAAAGACAGGGACAACACGCATGAGGATTGAACGGTTAAAAGGCTTGCAAACCGTCGTACTACCGTAAGATCGTATGTGCTTGCTGACAGTCTTCAGTTGTGTTGGTGGCGGTAGAAATACCCATTCTTAGGAGTGCTTGGACGCAAGACCCAACACCTTTGTTCAACAGCTTCAGTAAAAGGAGATAAACATGGAAGCTAAAGGCAATCTGCGTAAGAACCCACGCAAAGAGAAAGACTCTCATCCTGATCTGACAGGCAAGTGGACTGATTCCACTGGACAACAATTCTGGTTGTCTGCCTGGCGTAATGTGGATCAGAAGACTGGCGATGTCTGGTTCAGCCTCAAGTTGGGTAATCCTGTTGAGCCTCGTGGTGAACAACCAATGGCTCCTGTCACACCTCACAGCAAAGCAAAAGCTAATGCGTATCAGCCAATGGCTGACGACGACATCCCTTTTTGAGGACTGAGCCATGTACCCACCAAACTTTGATCGTGTTGGCGTGACTGTTAGTTATCCATCTGAAGAACCTAAGTCGCGTCAAGTTCCTCCTGTTGGAATTGTCATTGAGCAACTAGAGAAAGAGTTGCATCATTTGCGTGAAGCTGTTGGTCAACTTAATCAGCGTTTAAGCGTTGTAATGCGTCCATTGCCAGAAACAGGTTCTGCTGTTCCTGACTGTCGATCTGGTGCTTCACCACTTGTCTATCAAATCGAGTCACTGACTCAACTTACTCGAAACACCAGCTCAAATCTTTTTGCAATGCTGGATTGTTTAGAGCTTTGATTAACAAGGGAAAGCGGATGGCCCTTGTCTTGTGCATCGGTTTAGGCCCACCTGACACGCTGAAGCGAGTACCTTGACCAACAAATGACTGAGAAAGTCGAAAAGAAAAGTAACGGTTCCTACCCGTCTGTCAAAGGATGGGGTGGAGTCCGTAACGTGGTGCAGCGTATTGAACGCTCACAGACTATTGTTGCCAACCGTGAAGCTGTGGCTTATAGCCTGCTCACAATGGCTAACACCAAGATCACGGACATCATGGAATGGGATGACATGGGCAATGTCCGTGTCAAAGCCAGCAACAAGATTCCTGAACACGCACTCCAGTCAATCAAGAAGATCAGTCAGAAAGTTGACAAAGAAGGCAATGCCACGATTGAGATTGAGCTTTTTGACAAAGTGCAAGTCTTGCGTATCTTGGCTAAAGCATCTGGTCTGCTGGATGCTCCCGATGACGGTCAGAAACCTAGCGTGATTGGTATCAACATCCAAGCACCTGACGATGTGGAGCCAAAGTATGAGTAACGATGAAATCATTGAGATGGCTAGACAGGCTGGCGCTACTGAAATTGGGCACAAACCACCTGCGTTTCATTTCTACTTAAAAGACCTTCAAGCCTTTGCCAAACTGGTGGCAGACAAAGCAAGACAAGAATTACGTGAGGAAGTTATTTACACATGGGTTCCGCCTAGTTTTGTTGATTTTGCTATCAAAACAGAGCGTGAGGCGTGTGCAAAGATTTGTGAACAAAGATCAGACCCGCTTGGCTATGCAAACTTGACGGCAGAAGTCTGCGCCAAAGCAATCCGAGCAAGAGGTGAAGCATGAGCAATGAATACGCTCTGTCAAACCTCAACATTGACCTGCGTTCTAGCCCAGTAGCATTCAAGTTCCTGCAAAGCAATGCCTTCGTCACTGGCATCATGGGTCCAGTAGGTTCTGGTAAGTCGTATGTCAGTGCCGCCAAGATCATGGTCAAAGCTGTTCAACAAAAGCCATCTCCTGTTGATGGCATTCGCTACAGCCGATTCGTGATTGTGCGTAACAGCTACCCTGAACTGAAGACAACAACGCTAAAGACTTGGGCTGACTTGTTCCCAGAGAACGTCTATGGACCAATACATCACACTCCCCCTATCACTCATCATATTAAGCTACCTCCTAGAGGTGATGCTGCTGGTATTGATTGCGAAGTTATTTTCCTCGCCCTTGACCAACCAAAAGATGTCCGTAAGCTCTTGTCTCTTGAACTTACTGGCGCGTGGGTCAACGAAGCTAAAGAACTTCCGAAAGCAGTAATTGACGGTCTGACTCACCGTGTCGGTCGTTATCCAACCAAGCGTGATGGCGGCGCTACTTGGCACGGCATCTGGATGGATACCAACCCGATGGACGATGACCACTGGTGGTTCAAGGCTGCTGAGACTGAGCCAATCACAGGCAAATACGCATGGAAGTTTTTTAAACAGCCTGGTGGCGTAATTGAAGTTTCTTCTGACCAACTACCTGAAAACCCAGAAGCCAATGACCACATTTTTGCGTCTAGCAAATGGTGGAAAATCAATCCAAAGGCTGAAAACGTCAAGAACTTGCCGCCTGGCTACTACTTGCAACAGCTTGCTGGCAAGACACTGGACTGGATTCGATGCTACGTTGAAGGCAAGTACACCTTTGTGCAAGACGGTAAACCTGTTTGGCATGAGTACGACGACAACGTGATGTCTGCTGACTTGGAGCCTGATCCAAACTTTCCGATTCAAGTTGGCCTTGACTTCGGTTTGACACCTGCGGCTGTTTTTGGGCAAAGAATGCCCTCTGGACAGTGGCGTGTCTTGCATGAGATTGTAACTTTTGACATGGGACTTGAGCGTTTTGGTCAGTCTTTGATTGCCGAACTGCAAACTAGGTTCCCAAAGTACGATGTCCGCATCTGGGGTGACCCTGCTGGTATGCAGCGTGATGCCATTTATGAGACAACAGCGTTTGAATACCTGCGCTCGTTGGGTCTAAAGGCTGAACCTACGGCAACCAACGACTTCAAAGCTCGTCGAGAAGCCGCCGCTGCTCCAATGAACCGCATGGTCCAAGGAAAACCTGGTCTTTTAGTCAACAAATCTTGCAAGTTGTTGCGTAAATCACTGTCTGGTGGCTACCACTTCAAGCGTGTTGCTGTCGGCGCAGGTCAAGAACGCTTCAAAGACACGCCAAACAAGAACGAACACTCTCACGTTGGTGACGCTTTTGGCTATTTGATGACTGGTGGCGGCGAATATCGTCAACTGACTCGTGGTTCAAGCAAGCCAAGTGGCGTATCTTTCATTGCTCAGACGGTGACTAACAGTGATTTCGATGTATTCAGCTAGAATAATTTGATGTTTGTGATAGAATGCAAGCATGAAACAAAGAAGACCTATACCAGTAGACATCCTAAAGTCAAAATTTGAATTTATTGATGGTGAGTTTTATAAAAAAACAAACCTAAATAAAATTTCTGGATGGATTGATGATTCTGGACGTAAGTGCATTTTTCATGACGGTAAATCTTACTTTGCACATAGAGTTGCTTGGGCTTTTTTTTATGGTGAGCCAGATGAAGACATTGACCATATAGATGGAAACCCAAGCAACAACAAGATAGAAAATTTAAGGTCTGTAAAACATAAAGAAAATCAACAAAATTTAAGAAAAGCAAGAAAAGACAATGTATCTGGATTTCTTGGTGTCGCATTTCATAAGCAAACTGGACGCTATACAGCTCAAATATGGAAAGACAACAAGAAAAATCATCTTGGCATCTTTAAAACAGCACAAGAAGCCCATGATGCTTACTTAGATGCAAAGCGAAAAATGCACTCAACTTGCACAATATGATGAACTTACCTGATTTCCCTAGCAGTCCAGCACTTCAGTTTGTGACTTTCCATGAGGCTCACCTAATGAGCCTGAATATCACAAACAAGTACAGCCAAACAATCTCAAAAGTCTTGCCAATCACTGAAATGATTAAGGCACAGGCCAAACATGGCAATGCTTTCACTGCGATATTGCATGGAACACCAGTTGCCTGCTTCGGATCAGTCCGTATCTGGAATGGTGTTGAGGAAATGTGGCTACTCATGGAGGAAAGAGGTAGAAACATTGCTGTCTCATTGACAAAAGCAGCCATTGCCTACCGTGATTTCAGAGTGATATCAGGAAACTTGCATCGTTTGCAAATTACTGTAAGATGTGAAGACATGAGGGCTGTCCGTTGGGCAAGGGCTATTGGATTCAACATCGACGGGATGATGATGAGATATGGTCCAGACGGCTCTGACTATTATTTGATGTCGAGGACTTAATATGGGAAGCGTTGTTGGTGATTTGATGGGCATTGATGACGGTAGCGCA